CTCATCTTTCCCCTCGTGCTCCTTAGCACAGGGAGAAAGTAGCCTCACTTTCATCGAATCGATGTGAGGCTGGTCTTCGTACTTCTCGTCTCGTAGAGGAATTTTCCTCCCCCAGATGAGCTGATCACGAAGTCCTACCGTGAGGAGCATCTCCTCACAGTAGAAACCACCTCGCGAACTTAAAAAGTTCTGCGGCCATGAAACGGACATTCCGTTTAAATCATGACAACGTGTAATACACGTCAGGTACGGCCTCGGGCCTTGACCAAAGTGGTCATCTCCCGAGCACGCAAAGACTCGCCACCGTTTCGGTGGGAATCCTTGCAGGCCACTCAGACGATAGAGAAACTCTTCGTCTGAGGCACCTATAAGATTATAGGTGTGCCGAAGATAGGCTTCTCCTTCCGCGCATAAATTATGCATCGTAAGGACTATCTTCGCTCCTGGGTCACCCATTAAGATGCCCCGGGAGGTGGCACGATCAAAGAATTCTTTGACGATGTCACTCTCGTATATGCGTCCAGAACAAAGTAGCTGGGCACATAACCTGAAATAGGGATCTCCATCCCTTTCCAGGCCACGATGTAGGCCCTCTAGCATTGCTAGAGAGTACTCGTGCACACAGTAATCTGTGGCCGTAGTAAGGTCGCTGGAAAGATACCAGCGATCACCTACGGGTGGAGCGCCAGAGTTTCTCTGACGTTTCACCCACTCATAGAGTTGCCACCCTCTGGTAAGACCAGAGGTAGCTGACGGGTGCGTTCTTAACGCACCGATCACGTGGTGGGACCAGGGCTGCATTAACATTGTTAACCAGTCCTCCCCAACGGTGACCACCCGGCTTTTAGCTCCGGGTTCGCCGATAGCACTAGGTCGTATTGACGGCTTAGTGCCAGACAATCGAAGATTGTCGTTTTCGCTATAATACGGAGATCCGGCAAGGATACCTTGCCGGATCCCCTCTTCGATAGACCACTGGAGTAATTGATACCCAGTAGTCTCATCTAGTCCATATAGCGGGTCCTCGAGTTTGAAATTTTCAAAGTCGAGGTTCATGCGGTCGTCGCTTTCGCCGGCCTCATGATGCAGTTCATGATGCAGGGAATCCCTGCACATGGTCTGCCAACGAGGCGTACCGGCTTTTAGCCAGTACGTCTTCTTGAACCAGCACACCTCAACGGTGTCTGATTCTGGGATAAAGCCAAGCCAATTTCGGAATTTCATTCCGACCTCGGCACCACGGCCTCCCATATCTGTCGTCGAATCCAATGAAGCATTGGATGTCAGCGACGTATGGCCCGCAGAGGTATAACCATCGCGGGTCATGCAACCATGCACCGTCTTACCTATTAGGTAAGACAGCCGCTCGAGTATTGCTCGACGGGTTGGTGATACACGGAAGTGACTATGTAACACTTCGGAATGTTTCCGAAGTGAGTCATTTCGTGTACGTGCACCTCCAGCAGGAAAATTCCTGCTGGTGGTCAAGTGCTGAATGCGAGTTGCCTCGGCTTTCGACACTATACCGCGTTCCATGATTGGTTTCAGCCATGGAAGTAGCACCAGCCAAAGGCTGGGTAGCTCCCTGGGATTTTCCCAGGTCGCACAATACCCGGGAAAATCCCGTGGTAGAGGGGGTGGATCGGTTACTGAACCGATCGACGCCCATCTCACAAGAGCGGAAAACTTTTTCCACTCTTGTGTCACTCGATCACTGCTATGAGCAGCGAGTGAGTATGCCCAATGTATAAGCTTCTTATACTCGGGTCGCTCCGGCAGAGATCTTATCTCGTCCGGGGCGGAAGTGATCAGATTGTCTCTGATTGCTTCCACGCAGTTGCTCACTCGTTTAAGTGAGCGACTACCGCCGTGTGCAATTTTATTGCACACGTCACGACTGAGGTCAGGGTGGAGAGCCCTGATTCGGCCGGCGAGATGGGCGCGAGATTCGCGCCCACCATGCCCTACTTCGGTAACCAATGGTTTACCGATATAGAACTCGAGTCCATAGGAAAGTCCTATTGGATTCAACCCAGGCTTAAAAGGGCCTGATACCTGGCATTCTGCGCTCGTAATGTGCGAAGCCGTGGCCACGCTAAAAGTCACGCAGGTATTTACAGATT